TTAAATCTGGAAGTTGACTCAGGGTTGGGTCAGGAACTTGCAGACTATTTTACCTTTGATGTGCCTGGTGCAAAGTTTATGCCCATGTATAAGAAACGTATCTGGGATGGTAAGATAAGATTATACTCACAAAAAACTGGTAAGATATATTGTGGTCTTCTACCCTATGTAAAAAAGTTTTGTTCAAAAAACTCCGTTGAATATATACTTGAGGAGGGTATCGAAGATGACAGGAATCTTATTTACGAGGATGTTAGAAAATTTACCGAATCACTACGTCCACAATCGAAAGGGAAGAAACTTGATATACGAGATTACCAAACGAATGCCATACTTCATTGTCTACGAGAACATCGTTCTCTTATTATTTCTCCTACTGCATCTGGGAAGTCATTAATAATATATGCGTTGGTTAGGTATTATAACCTACTACTTAAAGATAAGAAGATACTAATACTTGTACCAACGACATCACTTGTAGAACAGATGTATTCAGACTTCATAGATTATGGTTGGGGTGATAACTGTGTGCATAGGATATATTCTGGACATGAACGAACTACAGATAAACCTGTAGTCGTATCCACATGGCAGTCATTATATAAAATGCCTAAGAAATACTTTGAGGACTTTGGTTGTATCATAGGTGATGAAGCTCATCTATTCAAGGCAAGGTCACTCACAAGTATTCTAACAAAATTAGAAAACTGCAAGTATCGACATGGTTTCACAGGAACACTAGACGGAACACAAACTCACAGGTTGATACTTGAGGGTTTGTTTGGTTCAGTAGAAAAGGTGGTATCAACAAAAGACTTAATAGATAAGAACACACTCGCAAAACTTACTATCAAGTGTATTGTATTAAAACACCCAGAAGAAGAATGTAAAAAAGTGAAAGGAAGTAAGTATGCAGAAGAGATTGAACACTTGGTTTTATATCCTACTCGTAATAGTTTTGTTACTAACCTTTGCAAGCGATTACATGGTAACACATTAGTATTATTTCAACTAGTAGAAAAACATGGTAAAGTTCTCTATGACATGATGAAAGACTTTGACAGGAAAGTATTCTTTGTGTATGGTGGAACAGATACACAAACAAGAGAGGATATCCGTGAAATCACAGAGAATGAAAGAAATGCAATTATTGTTGCTAGTTATGGTACTTTTAGCACTGGTATCAATATTCGCAATCTCCACAACATCGTGTTCTCCAGTCCATCAAAGAGTAGAATACGAGTTCTCCAATCAATTGGAAGAGGCCTGCGTACATCATCAACTAAAGATTCTACTATAGTGTTCGATATTGCAGACGATTTATCACATGGTCATTGGATTAATTTTACATACAACCACTTTCAAGAACGAATAAATATTTACAACGAAGAAGAATTTAACTATCAAATAGACAAGGTAAAGTTATGAGTAAAAACGCACATATTGTAAAGTTGTCAAATGGTGAAAATATCATTTGTAATGTAGTCGGTGATACAGATGGACATATAGAAATAGAATCACCGCTCAAGATGGAAACAATATCTAGAGTGACAAAAAGTGGTGTTGTTGAGTCTTTGAGTTTGGGTAAGTGGTTACAACCATTTAGTGATGAAAAAACTTTTAGTTTAAATAAAAATTTAGTGATTATAAACTTACCTGTCACAGTAGGTCTTGGTAAGTACTATGAGTTTATATTAAAAAAGATGGACATTGATATTGACGGCCCATCTGAGGAAGATTTGAAAGCGATTGAAGAAGAGGAAAAACAAGAACAAATGTTAGAATATATCAAAGATGGTATAACTATACATTAATTTTATATACAACACTGTTGATTATACACACAAGTATATAGTTTGTCAAGACTAAATTAGGTATTGACATAGATTTATTTTTATGGTACATTGGTTCTAATAACTATTTTTTTTATGTAAAGGATTATTATGGCAAGAGCTAAAAAGAAAAAACCCAGCGCACACTATGTTGACAATGCAAAGTTTTTAGAAGCGATGAAAGAATGGAAAGACCAATGTAAAGATGCAGAAGCTTCTGGTGATGATAAACCAAGAATATCTAATTACATAGGTGAGTGTTTTCTCAAGATTGCAAACGGACTTTCTTATAGACCAAACTTTATCAATTACTCATATAGACAAGAAATGATATCAGATGGTATAGAAAACTGTCTGCAATATGTACATAACTTTGATCCAGAAAAATCCAAGAACCCCTTTTCATATTTTACCCAGATAATATATTTTGCATTTATTCGTAGAATACAAAAAGAAAAGAAGCAATCACACATAAAAAATAAGATGATAGAGAAAAGGTCATACGATACCTTTACAGTTATGGAGGGTGATGACACTCAATATCAAGTAAGAGGTTTTGACCCAGACTTGATGTTACCAGATGAAGATGTATACAAACCCAAGAAGAAAGAAACCACAACAAAAACAAATGGATTAGAAAACTTTATGGGGTCTGACGATTGAAGATAGCTCTACTTACTGACACACACTTTGGTGCAAGAAACGACAATCTAAACTTTAACGATTATTTCTATGAGTTCTATGAGGGAGTATTCTTTCCTTATCTGCAACAAAACAATATTAAACATTGTATTCATCTTGGAGATTTGATGGATAGAAGAAAGTATGTGTCTTACAGAATACTTAAAGATTTTAGAGAAAGATTTATACAACCATTTGTGCATCTAGAAATAGACTTACATATACTCGTAGGTAATCATGATATCTATTTTAGAAACACTAATGATATAAACTCTCTAGAAGAATTACTAGGCAATAAACATAAAAATATACATTTATATTCAGAGGCACAAGAGGTAAACTTTGGTGGGTTTCCAATACTGATGATGCCTTGGATAAATCCACAGAACGAAATATATTCTTTTGGTATGATGGACGAAACTAAAGCAGACATAATGATGAGTCACTTAGAGGTGGTTGGATTTGAAATGCATGGTGGTCACTTTTCTGAGTCTGGTTTTAACAAAGAACAGTTCAAACGATTTGATACCATATTTTCTGGACATTATCACAAGAAGTCAGATGATGGCCAGATATATTATCTTGGTACACCATATCAAATGACATGGAGTGATTATAACTGTCCAAAAGGTTTTCATGTGTTTGATACAGAAACAAGAGAACTAACACGAATAGTAAATCCACAAAAGATATTTGAAAAGATATACTATGATGATACAAAAGAAAACTATGATACTCATAATGTTAATCAGTACAGAAACAAATATGTAAAACTTGTGGTAGTAAACAAAAATGATTTGTATAAGTTTGATAAATTTACAGACAAACTATTCAAAGCAGATTGTCATGAAGTAAAGATAATAGAGGATTTTACAGACTTAGATGCAAATACAGTATCAGATGATATCGTAGAAAACACACAAGACACTATGACACTACTAGGAAAATACATTGATGACCTAGATGTAAACCTAGATAAAAGTAAACTAAAAGGTGATGTATCAAAACTATATCACGAAGCACAAGATTTGGAACTGTGAGGATAGGTGAATGATAAAAGAATGGTTAAGTGTCTTAGGTGTCAAACGACAGACAGAAGAACTAGATGATGCAGATGTAGATACTAAGGTGAACATACATACCCTATATAAACATAGATGGGTGTGGTATCACTTAATTTTGTGCATACAGATGATTTTGACTAACGTATTACTCATTGCAATATTATTAACACTGGCGATAAAATTATGAATAAAGAAGTAGTGATAACACATTTTATAATGTTTATACTTGGTTGTGTTACTATGTACATGATGGTAAACTATCTATGATAACATTTAAATATGCAAGGTGGAAAAACTTTCTTTCCACAGGTAATACTTTCACAGAGATACAACTAGATAGAAGTCCTACGACACTTATCATAGGTGAGAATGGTGCTGGTAAATCTACGATATTAGATGTTCTATGTTTCGGTCTATTTGGTAAACCATTTAGAGGTATCAACAAAAATCAACTAGTCAACTCAATTAATAACTCATCAACAATGATAGAGATTGAGTTCTCTATCGGTACAAGAGATTACAAAGTTATTCGTGGTATCAAACCAAATAAGTTTGAGATATACCAGAATGGTAAGATGATGAACCAAGAGGCAAACGTCAGAGATTACCAGAGAATACTAGAACAACAAATACTCAAACTTAACTATCGGTCATTTACACAAGTTGTGATACTTGGTAGTTCAACATTTGTACCTTTTATGCAACTCAAGGCCACACACAGACGAGAGGTCGTAGAGGAGATACTTGATATCAAAATATTCTCTGTGATGAACTTACTTGCAAGACAACAACTCAAAAGTCTTTCTGATGAAATCCGTGAGGTGGATTATGAATATGATATTACTTCTGAAAAGATACAACTACAAGAAAACTTTATTGAAGACATTAAGAAAAACAAAGATACTATTATAGAAGAAAAACAAACTACCATATCTAAGAATGATGAACAGATATCAGAAAGAGGTATATCGAAGATGGGCTTTGAAACAGAGGTTGAACTATTACTAGAAGAGATGTCTGATGAAAAATCTACGATAGATAAACGAGATAGACTCAAAGATATGCAGTTCTCTATCAAAGATAAACACCATCGTGGGTCAACACTCATACAGTTCTTTGAAGATAATGATGATTGTCCTACTTGTGAACAACATATAGATGAAGAGTTCAAAAGAAAAAGTATAGAGAGTAAAAGTGTAGAGGTTGAAGAACTATCTAAAGGCTTACAAAAAATGTCAGATGAGATGACTAAGATTGAAACTCAGATAAAAGAGTTTACCACAAAATCCAAACAGATACAAAGACATCGTGTCGAGATTGGAAAACTTGCAAGTAGTATTACTGAACTACAAAAGTTCAATGACAAGTTGCAATGGGATATCGAAGCATTAGAAAAAGGTAATGTGAGTGATGTAGACACAGAGAAACTCAGAAACCTTAAAGAAGTATTTGCAAAGATAGATGACCAGAGAAAAGGTTTGAAAGAAGAGAAAACCTATGTAGATGCGATTAGGTCGATACTACAAGACACAGGCATCAAGACAAAGATAATCAAACAGTATTTACCCATAATGAATAAACTGATAAATACATACTTGACATCTATGGAGTTCTACGTCAACTTCACACTTAATGAAAACTTTGAGGAAACTATCAAGTCAAGGTTTCGTGATGAGTTTACCTACTCATCATTTAGTGAGGGTGAGAAGATGCGTATTGACCTTGCATTACTTTTTACATGGAGAGCTATTGCAAAGATGAAAAACTCTGCGAATACAAATCTACTAATACTTGATGAGATATTCGATAGTTCACTAGACGGAACAGGAACGGATGAGTTCCTAAAAATACTCAATACACTAGGTGGTGAGAATGTATTTGTGATTAGTCATAAACAAGATGCACTCGCAGATAAGTTTAAAGAAACCATTCGATTTGTAAAAGAAAAGAATTTTAGTCATATATCAAATGGGTAAAAGAAGTGATTTTGAAAGAGTAGAAAGAGATTTCTATCCAACACCATATAAAGCAGTAGAACCTTTACTACCACATTTACCAGAGAGTTTTACTTTTGCAGAGCCTTGTGCTGGTGATGGAAGATTAATTAGTCACTTGTTAAAAAATGGTGGTAATATTAGATATGCATTTGATATTGAACCTATGCACGAATGGGTAACATATGGTGATGCATTATCTAAAGGGTATACACAATGTGATTACATTATCACCAATCCGCCATGGAATCGCAAAATTTTACACCCCATGATAGAACACTTTGTTGATTTTAAACCGACATGGTTATTATTTGATGCAGATTGGATGCATACAAAACAATCAATTCCTTATATAAAATACCTTATTAAAATTGTGAGTATTGGTAGAGTTAAGTGGATTGAGGATAGTTCTGGTGTTGGTAAAGATAATTGTTGTTGGTATCTCTTTAATAAAAATAAAAGTGAAGAAATTGAGTTTGTAGGCAGAAATATTTAAAATAAAACTTGACATTCGAATCAATTTCCTGTATTCTATAAGTAGAGTTAATAGAGAGTGATTCGAAAATGACACAAACATTTACAAAAGACAATACAGTTCTTGCGAAATTGTTCGCAGAAGAAGATATTCACGTTGTTCATAAACAGGCACATACTGCTTCGTTCAATGTCAAGAAACGTGAGTTAGTTTTACCAATACTAAAATATATGTCAAAAGACATTCAAGACCTTATGACACTTCATGAGGTCGGTCATGCATTTTGGACTACGTTAGATATGCTAACAGAGTCGCAAACTAGAAAGATACATCATACTATTGTGAATATCCTAGAAGATGTTCGAATAGAGAAAATGATACAAGATAAGTACAAGGGTTCTAAGGTAGTTTTTAAAAGAGGTTATCAAGAGTTAATCAAGAATAACTTCTTTGAAACTTATGGTAAAGATATCAACTCTTACAATCTTATTGATAGAATAAACCTACACTTCAAACATCACGATAATATTGAGTTCTCTGATGATGAAATGGTGTGGGTCGAAAAGGCTAATGCAACAAAGACTTGTGCAGATGTTTTAGATCTTGCAGAAGAATTGCACACATTTATGAAAGAACAACAAGAGTCACAAGAGACAATGACCGATATGAGTGCCATGTCTGCACCTAGTGATGGTGAGTCTAGTGATGATGGTATGG